ATCGTTATATTTAATTGTTATGTTCTGTTGCATTTTGTGCTCCCGTTCTGTTGATTAACTAAATGTTTCTGTGACTGATCCCTTTGATACTTTGAAAGTAAAGTCTACTGTCTGAGCATCTGTTCCAGCGCCTCCTGCTGTAGGAAATTCTGGCATGATTGGGAATGAGAATACCGCACCCGTAGCGGCTGTAAGGCTAACGGTGATATCTGTGTCTGGAGCGGATTCTGCCGCAGTCCAGAGAGCCTCACATACTGAGTTAGCCTTACCCCAGTCTGCGAGCATAGATAGCGCGAACGTACCTTCAATGTTGGTGGTCTTGTAAGCCTCGCCATCAAGGGTTTGGTATGTCTCTCGAACGTTTGTCTTTGTAAGTACTGCGCTTGTTGCTTGTGCTTCGATATCTGTTCCACCTGTGAAAGATAGAGAAATATCGCGCCCTGTGATTACGACGGTTGCCATATTATTGTCCTTTATGTTGTTTGTGTGTAGTAGGTGGAAACTCGAATATCTGCGACCAAGCAATTAGATGGCCCGACTTGAGTTACCGTAGGTTTTTCTATCGCCCCGATTGTGTACCCGACTGGGATTACTTTCAGAACGCTCATTACTAGTTGCTCGAGATTGTCGAGCGATGCTGGGTTGGAGTTATAAGCAACGGCAACCGAGATCACGAGGTTAATTTTTGTGTGAAGTGTGCTCTTATTAATTGTTTCTAATTCTAGATAAGGTGAGTCTGGCACGGTCACTACGAAAGGAACCATAGGAGCCTCTGGAACGTAGGCGTACACGTTACCGGCAACGTTAGCGAAGGCTGTCGCTAAAGGCTGGCGTACTGTGTCAAGAATGGTCGATGCTGGCATTATTGCACCATAGAGTCGGTGTCAATAAACGGCCCTAGGAGCCCTGACACTCTATTGAAAAGACTGCGGCCTAAACGATATGGCGATACCTGAGTAAAATCCACGCCTTCAATCTGACCGCCGGGAGCGATGCGAGATTGGAATACTTCTACCGATACTGCTAATACGGCTGACTCGACTGCGCTATTACCTACATAAGTGGCAGCGCCTGAAAGGGTAGCCAATCCTGAAGGGATAACCTTGCGCTCAGTTATGTCTGCGTTAGTTATAGATACTGTAAAGAATCCGTTAAACTCACGGTAAGAACCGTCTAAAAATATGCGTGAATTAGAGCGGAGAATGAAAGAATCATAATCGATGTTGCTAGATTCTAAAATTGTAAAGGTGCCGTTAAATGGGGAGCCTACGCCAGTAATGACTACGCTCTGACCCTCTGAAAAATTGTTATCGCCCAAGACGTAATATGTAGCGATATTGTCTTGCAACGCTACTACATCGATCGGGCTTGAATACTTGACGAGCATAGGCAAAATTACGGATTCGGCCGTATCAATTACATCCGCTAGATAAGCGTCGTTATAAAGGGATGTAGAAACGCCAAGGATTGACCTCAGTTCAGCAACCGTAACGATTGACGGCATCTCTACATCCTCTCTAGTAAACGACTGGGGGAGCGATCGGGAGCAACCGCCCCCCCATGATTAGTTTTGGTTATGCAACCATGTAACGGTAAGATCCAGCGCCCAGTTTCGTGGCCACCGCACCATAACCGTAATAGCCGACCTCTACCTGACCTGTTGAGATGAGGTTTGTCTGAAGTGATAGGCGTGGTGATTCGTACCATGTGTACGCATCTGGGTTTACGACAATAAGTGTGTTATCGCCAAGACCTGATGCATCTGTAAGTGCGCGTGATACACGGAGATTAAGTCCGAGAAGGTTTCCGCGAACCGCAGTAGCAGTCAAAGTTCCGCCAGCGTTCTGCGGGTTAATTGTCTGCTGGAAGATTGGTCGGTTAGAAGAATCGACCAAGCCCATAAGTGCGCCCCATTGTTCTGGAGATACTACGATGTTCTCAGCGAATCCGAGTGTGCCCTTGTAGATTGATACTGCTGCATCTGATACAAAATCAGATACGAGAGCGCCTGTTGTAAGTGCTGCACGGTTTCCGCCGTCTGTTCCGCCGTTAATAAGTGCAGTTCCGACTGCTACATCTGTAGCCTTTGCGTATGCGAACTCCATTTGACGAACGAGTTCTGCAAAGAATGCAGGAGATGAACGATCCAACAACTCAAGGCTGAAGGTCTGACGGCCAATAAACTTCTGTACTGAAACTGATACGAAGGCTGAATTCATATCTGTTTCTGATGGTGCGCCACCTTCAGATGCGACTGCAACTGTTGGAGCAACGGTGATCTTTGGAATCTCAAAAGTCATACCTGCATCAGGTAGTGCGCCTGTTGAGATTGAATCAATGAATGGACGATCTGCATTTGAGATGCCGTTAATGACGTCTGTTGTCTGGCGTGTAGGAATTAATCCTGCGTTGTCTGTTGTGTCTGCTGCTGCTGCAACGTACATCTTTGATGTTTCGTTACCAAGTGAAGCGCGGACTGAGTGCTCGAGATAAGAAGCCTTATCAACGATAGGGTTACGAACTGTTGTTGAAATATAAGGTGCTGTTGCAGCCTTAACTTCGACTCTTGCAGCCTCTACCGTTTCTGCGGCAGATGCGACTTCTGGAACGGTAGTGTCTGACACTTGTTCTCCTTCTGTGGTTGATGGTATTTCTTCCTGAGTTGGCTCAGAAACTTCATTGTCTACGGCCGCTACTTTTGCGACCTCAGCGCCGGGGATGGCGCCATCTGTGACGAGGCTAACCTCGATTAAGTTACTTGCGCTAATTGCCATTACGCCGTCTTTGTTATTCCACTCTTCGACATCCACTCCAACGCTAAAATCAGAACGAAGTCCTGTTGCAGCCTCTTCGAGGGCGTCATTACCAGCGGTGGTCTTAGCGATCTTAAATTCTGCAATGATGCCTTGATCATCTTGCTCAAAACTTACGAGTTTTCCAAGAGGACGTGTCACGTCATGCTGAAGAACTAGTTTTGTGTTCTTAGACATCTTGATCGAGTCCTTCTCGAACATCGTGCGACCGGCTGAGGTGTTGCCTTCAGCGTTCCACGACACAATGCGCCCAGCGATAATGCGTGACTCTGCATCTGCCGCCGTAATTGCTACTGGCATAGTTATCTTCATGAATCGTCCCTCTCGTTATGAATTAAATCTTCTTCTTCTTGAATCTGTTCAACACTCATAGCACCGATACGATTAAGAATCTCGTATACCTGAGCACGTTGAAGAGCATCTGTACGAAGGAACTCGTCTAGCGAGAAACGGATCGTCGAGGTTGAAGATACAAAGTCCGGCATGCTCAGGCGTTGCTCAATCGCGGTTAGGATTGGTTTCATTGAGAAATCGATAAGAGAACGACGCTCCGATACTGCGTTGGAGTAGGTCATGCTCGTCATTTCAGCGCTAACGAAGTACGCGGGAAGGTTGCAAGCGCGAGCCAATTCCAGAGCAACATACTGGCGAGCCTCATTGAGTTGGAGTTTTGCTGGATCGATGCCCAACGCTTGCAATTCTACATCTGCGTTAAGAAACGCAGTAGACTTTGTAAGTCGAGCGTTACGCCATGATTCGAGAAGTTTCGATATACGTTCTGCCGGTAGATTCGTTCCGTTAGACTTGAGAACTTGTAGAGGTACTGGCTCTTTCGCGAAAGTTTCTGCCGCTTGCTCTAATGCATGAGCCGCACGGATTGTACGACCAGCGCGATTAAGAAGTCCTTCGTCCATTCCGTAGAATACGACCAAAGAGCCTACGCCTTGATTAGGGACGACTGAGCCATCGACTTGATAGCCGACAATCTCTGTCTGGAGGTGATTAAGTTTAGGTGTTACGCGATCTGGAGCGACGCGAGTCCATGAACGAACGCGTCCTGTGTCTCCGTACTGCTCAAGAACTTGGCCGTAACCAATTCCATGAAATAGTAAATCTTCTGCGAGCCATGCATAGATGGCAGAGCCGGGAACGCGTGGATCTGGCTGATTGATCACGGCTGGGGTTGGTTGATGTGCGCCGTTAAGTTTTGAGTATTGCTCGAGAGGCAAGCCTGCGAGTGTCGTGCAGATTATATTGCGTGCGCGTGCGATCGTCGGGACGGCCATAGCCTGCTGGCGCGATGCGACCGATTGAGTAAATACGAAAGGGTTAAATGACGCCGTGTTATTAAATGGCGCTGGAGTAGAAGCCGCATCTACGGTAATCTCTACCGTTGGCTTTGATGTGAAGATGTCCCGAATTCCCATTGGACATATTATACGCTATTGTCTAGACATTATCCTATTTGAATGTCCACTTCTGATTCTCCGCGTGTTGCAAAGTGAGTAACCATTGCAGCCGCTACCGCTCCGCACACAATCCCAGAAGCCTTACGACCCATGACCCATCCCCCATCTCCGCGAGTAAGTTTAACCGCGCTTAGAACTTGTTTACTCAGTTCTTCCTGATCTGAATGCTGAAGCCTCATCGATGTCACGGCAGAGACGAATTCATCGCATGATTGCTGATACTCCTGCCCTCCAATTTCATACATGGGAATTCCTGCTGGCTGGAGTCTTGCCGCGACTGCGCTAGCCGTACTTTTGCTATAGGCAACCTGATTAACTGGGAATTTACGAACCCAGAACGCAATATCGTTAGCCATTTCCTTATCGTCCAAGTTCACGGGATTAAACCAAGTGTGAAGCAATGTCACCATAAACTTATCGCTATCGATCCTTTGACCGGCAACGAGTGACCCATGTTTTCTGTCTGGACTTAAATCTATCGCCATCCAAGTATCTTTTTCAACGTCTAACTCTGGAACTTCTGCCTTACATTTCTTCCATTCGGCCTCTGAGATAACTGGGTTGATCATCGATACGAATTGGCAAAGAACTTCCGTCCTAAAAATGTCCTCGCGGTCTGATAATGAGTCTTTGATATTGTCCTCATGGACTGTATGCCCTAAAGATGGGTTGGATTGATACCAAGCCTCTTTATCGGTAATGTCTGCGCCGGGGACTGCACTCCACTCGAACCAGCCGATCGAATCGTCTGCTCCTTCTGAAGCGGCTAGTCCTCGCTCTCTAAACTTGAGCAATAGAACCGAGTTAGCGTGACCAGCATTTGAATAAACATAACTCTGAGGATTAGGATTCGACATCTGAGTAAATCGCATAGAAGACCAGACGTCCTCGGTATCAAACTCGCGTAATTCGTCGATGTGAATTACATCTGGAGCGGCAATTCCTCGAGCGGCTGAGTTACCGGCTCGGATCAAGTAACGAGCGCCATTCTTGAAGCGCATCTCCTGCGATCCCTTGCTTTCATACTTTTTTAAAAAGTTATCCATGAGTAACTGGCTGTTTTCGATCATAAGCCCGACCTTGTAGTAAATCTCCGCAGCCGTATTAAGTGTGTGAGCCGTTGCGAGGTGCATCTTCTCATCGAGGACGTAGATTCCGAATAAGATTCTAAGCGCCATAAATGTAGACTTGCCCTGCTGGCGTGGAAGCATGATCCCAATTAAAGGGTGAGCCCACCGGCCATCGGCCTTATAGCGTAAACAATCTCTGGCTAGTTGTTCTTGCCAAGGTAACATCGGGAAACCAATATCCTTGCAGAACTGGATCATCTCATCGCCTCGAGTAGGCAGATCAAGCGGTCTAGAGCGGATTCTAGGGGTCTGAGAGCCATAACGGACTTCTGTTACCCCTCCCTCAACCGATACGAGCCCTTCTAAGCCCTTTTCAGCCGTCATGACTAGTTCTCATCCGATTGCAGCCGATAATGACTTGTTGAGGCGTTTTCAGGGGAATTAAGACTAG